GTTCTCCTACTCTGCTGCATAAAAGGGATAGGCGGGGGCTTCTCCCGCTCCCTCGCTATGCCGTCTATTTGCCCCGTACAGCCGTTTTAATAGCATAGTGGCATATTTCTACCCTTAATGCCTTAAAACGCCGCTACGGGCTTTCTGTGGCTTCATTTCTTCAAGTAGTGCGGTTAATTCTGCTGCCGCTCCCTTAAAGTCGTTAATTTCTCTGCCCTCTTTCACTCGTTCTATGCTGCCGTCGTCTGCAAAGTATGTCTTGTTATATTTCTGCATATGCTCTCTGTTGTGGCAATCCTGGCATAGTGCTTCAAGGTTCGCCCAATTAAGCGTTATGGTAGGATCGTTTATATTTTGGGGCGTTAAGTAGGTCTTGTGGTGGCAGATCACGGCAACGCCGCCGCAACGTTCACATATATAATTACGGCTCTGCATATAACCACGGCTACAGCTGCGCCACGCCTTGCCCTTATAAAACGCCCTTGCAAACTCTCTCATTATGCCCCCTGGTTCGGCTGTGGCTGTGTCCTGGCTTTTAAGGTAATAGCCTTTAATAAGCTGTCTATTGTCCTGTTTAGCTTCTCGTCGTCTGCGTGGTCGCTGTAATACCAAAGCATAAGAATAAAGCCGCTTACGGTCTTTACAAGGGGTTCTGCTGCCTGGTTCGCTTCTGTAAGTCCTGTTGTAAGCTCAATATAGCCAGGAAGTGCAGCAAGTAAGCTGTTTATAATATCGTCGTTGTAGTCTACGTCTACCCTTAAAATGTCTTTAGCTTCTTGTAGTGTCATTGTTTGCGCCCTCTCTTTCTCCCTCTGTAGCTGGGTAATGCTTCATAATGTCGGGCTTTTTAAGCCAGGCAATGTTAAAGTGTGCGTAAGCCAGGTGGCTTAACTCTGCTGCGTGCGCTTCTTCTATAAGCTGCTTTTCTTCCTCGGTCTTTGCCTGGGCGTGCATTTTCTTTAAAAGCCTTATAGTGCGCTTGCTGCTGGTTCTCATTTTCTCCAGGCAGCGTTTATAGTGTGATCTGTTTATATAGGCTGTGCCGTCGATCTCGTACATAGTCCTTACCTCGCTTTTAAAAATAGGGCGCAAGGCTTCAAGCCCTACGCCCATTGTAATTACGGTTGCTGTTTACGGCTCGGGTTCTGTCGTTACGGTTATTTCTACCTCTGTGCTGTCGCTTAAGGTAGCAACGCCGCCCGTTATAGCTCCCTCGGACGTATAAAGGGTTATAGCGGTTATGCTTGCCCCGTCGTCGCCTTTCTCGCCGTTAATGTTAAAGTTTTCGGCAATGCTGTTTAATACCTCGTCGGTAGTATTGCCGCTGGGTTCTGTGCCGCCTGTGCTGCACTTCTTACCCAGGTTTTTAAGTGCTTCAAGGGTTCTGCCCATAATGCGCACCCCCTTTACTCTGTAGCCTTATACAGCTTTACAAAAGCGTCTGCTACGATCGGCTTACAATCGGCAATAGCCATAGCTCTATAATCAATTAAGCCCTTTCTAAAGCCGCTGTCCTTGCTGGTCTCAATTACGATACCCTCGGGCATATTGTAGCCCATATACTTTGCAAAGTTACCCAGGTAAATTACGTTGTCGTCGATATAATCATCTATTACAACGTCAAAGCCTAAAATGCGCCCTACGTCGCCCGCTTTAGCTTCTCCCAGGGTCTTTGCTACAAAGATCGGCTGTGCGTTGCTGTCGCTCATAGTAAAGAACACATTGTAAAGTGTCTTGTTATTCATAGCCAGCTTTGCGCCCTGTGCGTATCCTCTCTTAAGAAGTGATACAAAGCTGATTACGTCGTTGTAAGTGATCGGTTTATTTGCTGCCACTTCTACGGCGTTCTGCGTAGCTCCAGCGGTCTTAACCCAGGTTATGCCGCTCTCAATTCCTGTACCCTGTCCGCTGCCTGTACCGTTTACAAGTGCGTCTGCGATACACTCCATAACGCAAGCGGTAAGCTCGTCTACAAGGTAGCTTTCAAAAGCCGAAATGCTCATTTTGCGCACCTTTGCAGAAATGCTAAAGATCTTAATAATCTCGTAGCCGTCAAAAGTGATATTTGTTACGGTTGCCTTTTCTGTGTCTACAGCTGCGCCCTCTGTATGCCAGCTTGCCTTGCTGCCAGGTGTTCCGACAGGAATAGCAATTTTTGTAGGAACGTTAAACGCTCTACACTCGCCCATTAAGCCGCCCATTGTACGGGCTTTCTTAATGATCTCGTTAAGCATTGTGGTAGGAAGTACAGCCGCTGCGTTTGTGCTGGTGTTGTAGTCGTCGTTGCGCTTCTCTGCTTCTTTCATACCGACGTTAAAAGCGTCTTTCTCAACGTCGTTAAGCTGCTGCCCTACAAGGGTCTTAAGAAAAGCGTTTCTATACTCTTTTGTGTCGTAAACGGTTTCAGCGTCAAAAGTAGGCTTTGCGCCCTGGCTCTGTCCTGTAATAAGGTTCATAGCTGCGCCCCTGGTCTCGTGCTTCTTGTCTGCCAGGTTCTCTTTAGCTTCTTTAATGCCCATAAGCTCAATATTAAGGGCGTTAATGTCTACGTTAGCGTCACGCTCAATAAGCCCCTTAATCTCTGCCGCTCTCTGCTCCAGCTGATCTGCTGTATAGTCCTTGTAAAAGTTAAATGCTTCTGCAATAGTTTTAAACTTCATAGTTTTATACCTCGTCTTTCATAATAATTTGATTACATAGCCTTTTAAGGTTCTGTCTTGCCTTATACTTGTTAAGGCTGTCTGTTTGTGCGTTCCTGGCTTCTACGCTCGTTTGCGGGTAAGCTGGGAACGGTACAACGCTGCACTCGTACAGCTTCGCTATTTTGTGAATTGTACGGGTGTTTGTCGCCGGGTCGTATTCGTCGCCGCCCTCGGGAACGGTAAAAGCAAAGCTACAGCCGCTTAAGTCTCCCCGCTTTACAGCTTCGTAAACTTCCCTTGCGCTCTCTGTGTTCGGTAATGTCGCCTTAAACTCAAGCCCTACCGTGCTTGCTTTTAGCTCCATTGTTTTAGGTGTCCTGGCAAGCGGTACTTTGTTTGCGTCGTGGTTGTAGAATAAATGCACGTCGCTTAAGTCCGTCTGATCCAGCGCACCCGCTCTTATAATTTCCGTGTAGCTGCCGCTCACGTCGTTAATTATTGTGGGCGTATCGAACACAATAGCCACGCCCTCTAAAACAAGGTCTTTTGCGTCTGCTGCCGCTGCCGCTGTCCTTATCTCTGCAAGTCTGATTTCTTTCATACAGCTATGCCCCCTTTTCTTGTGGGTTTATTAAAGATATATGTTATTCTGTCGGGTTTACTCGCTTTACTCTGTAAACTCTGTTTACAATCGCAGCTTTCGCCCACGTCAAGGGCGCACCCGCAAAACTCGCATATTTTGTAATCACTTCTTTTGTGTCTCTTGTTCATTTTTCCGTCCTCATATTCCAGGCTTGTAAAGCTCTTTCGCAAGGTTCGCTTTGCCACTCGTCGGCGGCTGGGTCGTCCGTGCTGCAAGTCGTCTTTCCTGTAGCCCCGCATATATCGCACTTAACAAAAATAAAATAGCTGCGTGTCTTGTAGCTGTAGCTGCTATTAAGCCAGGCTACGCCGCCACAATGCGGGCAAGGTTTTATTTTTTCTTTGCTCATACGCTTAAACCTCTTTATTATCCAGGTTGCCTAAAGCTCTTTTAAGCTGGTAATCGGCTGCTATGCTCTGATCTATAAAATCAAGTTTTTGTAGCCGCTTGTCGCCGTCCTTTACACTCGGCAAGTTAAGTATTTCTAAAGCCTGGTTTACAGTAAGCAAGCCCATAGGCATAAGCTCTTTAATAAGCTGCACTTTTGTAGCATTGCTGGTAAACTGTAGCCGCCCGCTGTCGAACACAATAGCATTGCCGTAAGCCTGTTCACGGTCGTTAAAAATCTTTCTTGTAAACTCCATACCCAGGGCAACGGCTATAGGCTCTATTACGCTTTCGTAAAATGCCGCAAAAGTGTTTTCATCGTAAGAACTGTTTACAATGCTTTCACTTATACCCAGGTAGTTATATATTTTTTCTCTTGTCGCCTTGCTCTGATCTGCGTTTATCATTGCTGGCTTGCTGTCTATAGGCGTGTACTCGGTTTTCTGATCTGTAGCCACTACGCCGCCGTCGTTATTCATAGCCAGGTAATCTTGCATAAAGGCTTCTTTCTCTTTTTTGAGTAAGTCGGGTGCCATTATCTGCGTATAGTGCAATATACCTCTTATGCTTGCGCCCGCTTTAATAGCGTTTATAATGCCCTCGTTTTCTGTGTGCGCCAGCTCCAGGGCGGGCGTAAGTGCGGCGTTGTCGTCGCCTAAAAGCCCGTTGTTATTAAAGTTTCTGCGCAAGTGTATAAGATCACTATAAGGCAGCGTTACGGCTGCGCCGCTCTCCAGGGTAAACCGACAGTAAAGGCGGTTAAGCCCGTCGCTCATAAACTGTACATAGCTGCACGTAATAGGGTAAATGCCTGTTACGTCGCCCCTTTCGTCACGCTCCAGCAAAGCAAAGCTGTTGTTATACAGGTAATAACGTGTTGTAAGTTTATACAGGAAGTCGTAAGCGTTCATATAAGGGTTAGGCTGCACCTGTAAAAGCCTGTTTAGCTTACAATTTCCCTCTTTGGTTCTGTGATCCTCATAATTTATAACGTGGCTGCCTTTTAGCTTTCCGCAATTCCTGGCTATAGCGTCTACCGCTCCCCTGTAAATATCATTGCTGTAAGCGTCGCCGCTCCAGGTTGTAAAGCTGCCCTGTTCATTTACAAGGGCTGTAGCACTTTTAGGGGTTGCCACGTTCTTTTTAAATATCTTGTCAAAAACGCTCATTACGTCGCCCCTTTCGGGTTTATTATTTACTATGTTTACATAGTTTACTACGCTTACAATTATATACTTTCTTTCTTAAATAGTCAAGTAAACAACGTTTACACCGTACACAAAGAAAAAGCCCGCCTACATTTCTGCGGGCGGGTCTCTCTGATCCTGGTTATTTAATTAAAGGGTAAGTCCATATTGTCGTCTATCGGTAAGAAGTCCGTTGCTGCTTCTACGGCTTTCGGGTTGTAGGTATTGTCTTTCTCAAAGTGATTAAATAATGAGTAGTAAATAAAGCCCACCTTGCCGCCTGTGCGTCCGTTGCGGTTCTTCAGTATTACGGCTTCAATCTCTCGCCGCTCGGATCGTTTGCAGCGTTTTACGGTCTCTGTGTTCTCTTTCTGTATGGTAGCCGTTGCGCCTGGTTTCATACCTTGCGGCTGCAATGCTATTAAAACGTCGCTGCCGTATTCTATTGCGCCACTTTCCTTAAATGCAGCCATATTTACTTCACTTGCGTAATTGTCACGGTTAAAGCTGCTTATGCCTATTACAGGCGTTTTAAAGTCTCTGCTGATCCTCTTAAGCTCCAGCACGGCTTTATCTGTGTTTTGCTTGTCGCTGGCTCTTACGTCGTGCGGGGCTAAAATCTGCAAGTAATCTATGCACACTATAGGCGTGCGCCCTGTAAGCTCTATATGCTCTTTTATGGTCTCTCTGATCTCGTTTACGCCTATATCTCCTATGCCCTCATAAATAAGCATATTATCGGCGTAAGTGCTGTATTTCTCTATAGCTGCTTTAATAAGCTGCTTTTCGTCGTCACTGTAGGAAGTATAGCGGCTTGTCGTTGTAATGCCCCTGGCTGTCTTTGCATTGTACGCCTTGCCGTCGCAAAGCTGGTAAGTATAGCGGCTTATTGTCTTGCTCATTATCTCGGCTGCTGCCATTTCAAGCGAAAAGTAAAGCACGTCTTGCCCGCTGGCTGCTATCTGATCTGCAATTTGTAAAAGCAAGGTTGTTTTACCCAGGCTGCTTATAGCTCCCAGGATATACAAGCCAGGATATAAGCCCCCGTCTAATTCTGCGTCAAGCTCTGCAAAGCCTGTAGGCGTGTAAACCGTGCTTGCGCCGTCCTTAATGCCGTCTATAAAGTCTTTAAGCCTATTTGCTGCGCTGGCGGCGTTGTGGGCTTCTATGCGCTCTGCTTTCTCTGCGTTCTCTCTGCGTTCGATCTCGGCAATATTAAAGGCTATGTCTTTCTGTAGCTGCTCCAGGTTGCCCCGTAAGAAGTCGTTTGCGTCCTTTCTCTGATCCTCGGGGTAAGCGTCCAGCGTGTAAGCCGCTGCAAAGTACTTAACCCCGGTACACTCTGCCAGGTTTTCTAAAGCCTTTGCCGTCGCTTCTTTTCCTGGTTCGTCGCTGTCAAAGCTCAATATAAGCACGCTGGTAGGCTCTTTTGCCTTTATCTGCTCTATAAGTTTGCTGCTGCCTGTGCCGCCTAAAGCTATTGCCGTGCAGCTCCCGCCACCCGCTGCCATAATGCTTATAGCGTCTATAGGGCTTTCACATACAAAGCAAGGTAAGCCGCTGTAAAGGGCTGCCCTGTTGTAAACGGGTTCTGTTGTGCCTTTTGGCTTTCTAAACTCTTTGCCCGCTGTCGTGCGGGTTATGTAGTAGTTGCCGTGCTGATCGTATGGTATTACTATTGCGCTGATCTTTTCATCATAACCCAGGTTAAAGCGGTCTATGATCTCTTTTGTAAAGCCACGGCTCTTAAAGTAGTCTGTTTTGTCTGCTGCCAGGTGGCAAGCCTTTATATAGTCTGCGTAATTCGTTGCGGGCGGTTCTTCTTTCCTGGGTTCTGCTTTCGGCTTTGCTGGGTGCAGATCAACGCCGCAAAAGTCCGCTGCTCTCTCCAGCTGGTCTTTAAAGTCTGCTATGCCCTCGTGCAGCCCTATAAGGCTAAAAATGTCGCCGCCCTGGTTGCAAGAAAAGCAATGCCAGGTTTTGCCGTCGGATCGGATAGAAAAAGCCCCGTTGCTATTTCTGCCGCCGTGCTGTCCGCTGCCACATAAAGGGCATTTATACATATTGCGCCCCGCTTTGCGGTCTGCTTCGGTTATGCTTCGCACGTAAGAAGTAAGTTGCTCTCTGATCCGTTCTTTTGTAAAATCGTCTGCCATATTAAAAACCTCTTTTCGTTTAGTGTAGTGTTACGCCGTTTTTTGTAAGTGTAAAAGGCGGGTGGCGGCTTGTAAAGTAAGCCGCCCGCTCGGTACTTAAATACTAAAGTATTAAAGTATTAGGATAGATTTTGTAGCCCGAAACGCCCTATATACAAGGGTTTGTGGTTTTGTCCTTGTAACACTTCGGCGCATAATGCGTAACACTTCGGCGCATAATGCGTAACACTTCGGCGCATAATGCGTAACACTTCGGCGCATAAAGTTTACATAGTTTACGTTGTTTACTTCTCTGTTTTTTTACCATTATGCGGAAAAGCTATTACAAGGTTTTCAAGCTCTGTTTCGTTCGGTAAGTAGGCGGGGTCTTTCGGATCGGGTAGCACTATACCGTCGTAAACTTCTGCCAGGCGGGTTTTACTTCTTAAAAGCTCCCAGGTTTTGGAAAAGTTGCGCTTAAGTAATTGCCGCTTGTTTTTGCTGTACTCCAGGCGTTCTTGTAATTGCGGGTTACGTTCTATAAGCGTGCTGGCTTTTATCCTGGGTATATTGTCGCCCGCCGTTTCTATGAGCTGCACAATTATAAAAACGTTCTCTACAGCTTCTTTGTTACGCTCGGCGTTTATGTCTGATAGGATCAAGTAAGAATGTGTAGCCAGGCGTAAAGGTTCGCCGCTCGCTTTAAGTTTCGGTCTGTTGTTCTTGTCTCGCCTTATTGCCACGTCGTAAACTGTGCTTATTAAGTAATTCATATAAGGGCTTGAAAAAGTAATAGTGTTCTTTCTCGGGTCGTAATATTCAAAGTTTAATACCTGGTAATAGGCTGTGTCTGTTTTGCCGTTTGGTTTTACAACTTTCATTACGCCTACAATGTTATGAAAACTTTGTACAGCGTTTATAATTCTTTCGGTTTTCTCTTTGTTTAGGTTTCTTTGCTGTCCTAAAACCTCTGCCAGGTCGGGAATGTAAAGCGTTATAAAGTCCTTAAGCTCTTTGCACTTTGTACGCTCAAACTGTTGTAAAACAATGCTGTAAAAAATGCGTAAAAAGGGTAGGTCTATACTTTCTATGCCCTCTTTGGTCTTAAGGTTCTGTAGCTCTACTTCGCTGATCTCTTGCATACGTTCGTTTGTATCAAAGTACAGCTTGCCGCCCTTAAACTTAAGCCCGTCTGTACTCGTAAAAGGCTGCAAGTAGGCGTTGCCCTCTTGGTATAGGCTCATAGAATACTTGAAACGCTCAAACGTCGGCATTGCAATAGATGTAGGCAGCTTGTTAATAGCTCCAGCTTTTCTTGCGTCGCTGCTGGTTCTTCGTTTTTCGACTTTTGCCAGCTGCTCTATATCGTCTTTATAGGTCTGCTGCAAAGTACCGCTTACAAACTCGGCAAGCTCTGCTATTTCCTCGGGGTCGTACTCGTCCAGCTGCCCCGCTTTACGATCCTTAAGGAATTGCGCCACATATACCCTAAAGGCTTCTTGCTCTGTTAAAGGCTCGCCCTTTTTGCGCTCTGTTTCTTCCAGGGCGGCTTTTAAGCGTGGGTTTTCTTTCATTCTTTCGCCCTCTTTCTCGGTTTCCTGGTCTTTTCCCAGGCTGCCAGCTGTTCGGGTGTAATAATATAGGTTGTGCCTATTTTCGTTGCTTCAAGCTGTTTACGAAAAATAAATTGTCTTATTGTACCCTCTTTAAGCCCGTATTTTTCTGCTACTTCTTTCGTTGTAAAAAAGTCTTTTTTCATATTGCGCCCCCTTAATCTCTATGCGGTAAAAGCGGCTCGTTGCTCGGATCGTCGTTGTAATCGTCTATAAAGGTGTCTACCATAAGCGTTACGGCTTCTTTAATGCTTATGCGCTTTGTGTAGGCATAGTCCTTTATTTTGTCTATGGTCTCTTGCTCCATACGGAACGAAACGACGTTATAGTTTTTGGCTCTCGTCTGCGCTTTCGCCTGGGCTTTCTTATCAACCTCTGCGGGCTGCTGCGTCTGATCCTCTGCTTTTCCCATTACTCTATTAAAAGTGTCGTTAAAGTTTTTCTTTGCCATTGTTACTTAATCCTTTCTATGATCTCGTCGGTAAGCTCTGCGTACTGTATAGCCCCTTTTGCTTTCGGGTCGTACTCGTAAATATCCTGGCTAAAGGCTGGGGCTTCTGCCAGCGTTACATTATTGCTTATTGTGGTTTTAAAGGTCTTGCCTGGGTTCTCTGCTTCTACACGTTCGTAAACTTGCTTATCAAGGTTTTTTCTGCTGTCGTACATAGTGAAAACATAGCCCAAAACCTCTAAAGCTGGGTTTATGCGCTTCTTTACAAGGTCTACCGTGTTTTGCAGCTGTACAATGCCGTTAAGCGGTAAAAACTGTGCCTGTAAAGGGATAATAACGCCGTTGCTGGCTGCCAGGCTCATTACAGTAAACAGGCTTAAGGCGGGCGGGCAATCAAGTAAAACAAAGTCGTAAGCGTCCTTAAGCTGGCTTATTACGTTTGTTTTTATAAGCTGCTCTGCGCCCACTTCTTTTACAAGCTCCATTTCTGCCCCGCTCTGTCGCAGATCGGTAGGTAATACGCTGTAATTATTGTGTACTTGTATTACGTCGTTTACGTCGGCAGCTCCCTTTAATACCTCGTAAAGCGTGTTGTCGCCCGTTTCTATGCCTGTGCTGGTCGTTAAGCTGCCTTGCGGGTCTATGTCTACCAAAAGCACTTTATAGCCCTTATTTGCCAGGCAAGCCCCTACGTTTATGCAAGTAGTAGTTTTGCCCGTGCCGCCTTTCTGATTTATAAAGCTGATAATATTCATACTTTAGCCGCCCCCTGTCTCTTGCCTATACGGTTGCCTACAGCCAGCCCCATTAAATAGGCGTTGTGCATAGCTTCCATTTTGCCTTGCTCTGTTTCTTCCAGGTGCTTAAAGTCAAGGCAAGTAAGCATAGCTGCTCTTGCGTGCTTCTCGTAAAGTTTTCTGCCCTCTGCAATAGTCTTTTCAACGTTTCTCATAGTTTTAGCCCTCGCTTTCTTTTATTTGCTTGTAGCTGTCACGTACAGCCCTTAATAACTTTATTTTCTCGTCTGCTGATCCTGGCTTTTTCTCGTTCTCTGCCTTAAGGGTGGCGTAAACGCTGTTAAGGTAAGCTATAAACGGGTCTGCGTCGCCCTGTATTTTCTCAAGCTCTGCCATATACCTTTTAAGCTCTGCTATGCCCTCTTTTAGGGGCTGCGCCTTGTCGCCGTAAGTTTCTTTGTAGCTGTCATAATATACGGCTATTTCTGCTTGTGCTTCTTCTACGTCTAATTTGTCGTCGGGGTCGTCGCTGTCGCCGTAAAGCTCAATTACTCGGATATTTTCGGCTATGATCTTTAAAAAGCCGCCGTCAATTAAGCTCTTAATAAAAGTGTTTTCGTCGTCGAAAGAATAGCAACAACGCTCAAAGTACTGATCTGCAAAAAGCCTTTCGTCGCTGCCCCTGGTTTGTGCGCCGTCTACAAGGTCGTTAATAAATCCGCTTATAATCTCGCTTACTGTCGTGCCGTTGTAGGCTGCCTTTTCTGTTATTGCGGCTGCCGTCTGATCTGATAAAGGCACATAAAGCGGGCGGGGTCTTATGCTCTGCGCTTCTTCGTTCCTGTCGTAGCGTGTTTTCATACTGTCGCCCTCGCTTTCTTCTCTTCTTCCAGGAAGTAAATAAGTGCTTGCAGTTCTTCTTTGCTCCAGGTTTCTATCTCGCAAAAAATTTCGTAAAGCTCCGGGTCGTCTTTCCTTACCTGTTCTTTCATAGCTGCCGCCTGTTCCTTTGTCATCATAAGCCTTTACCTCGCTTTCTTCGTATTCTGTGTAAACTGTTCTTACACGCTTTACATTATAGTAATGTTTGCATTACTTGTCAATAGTAATCTTTGCATTACTTAAAGTGTTACAATTTTGCGGGGAAATGTTACGCTTAAGGCATAACAAAAGCGGCAGCACCGAAGTACTACCGCCCTTGCCTTAGGAGTTGCCAGCTCTCCAGCTGGCTTAATGCGTAAGAAAAGAAACTCTTGAAAAGACTTTTTTTTACTTAAAAAATGATCAACTTTAGATAGAATCGTACCGTCGCAAGCTCTCCAGCTCGCCGCCCTATAGTCTCCACCGTAGGGGCTTTTCGTTTGCTCTCCAGCAAACTTAATTTACAATGTAAACTATGTAAACATTGTACACAAAAAGCGGGCTTTTGTCAATCGTCCTCAAGTCCGTTATAGCTGCTAAAGTTCTGATTATTAGCCAGCTTACAATAAACTTTTACGTCGTCCTGGTAGCCCTCGTAGTCGTCTACCCTTGTGATCTCGTAAATCTTGTGGTTGTATATTACAAGCCAGGTTATATTTACGGGGCGTTTATTGATTACAAAAAGGGCTGCGGCGTTCTCGTCGTAAACCTTTATACTTGTACCCGTAAGCGTGGCGTTGCCGCCGTTGTGCCTGTAATAAGCCCATATAAGAGAATATTCTTTATGATAAACTTTCGTAGTTACGCCCTTAATTGTCTGCGTGGTATAGCTCCACACGCTTAAGCGTTTGTCTTTTAAGCTGTACTGATTTGCCATTTTTAAGCCCTCACTTTCTTACTGTGTTTAAGTATTCCTGGTAATGATTTACAAGCCCCGTGTAAGCGTCTAAAAGGCTTGCCGTGCCGTCTATCCTGTATTTAGGGTTGTTTGCTTTCTTTGGCATAAGGTTTCCGTTCCTGTCCTCTTCAAGCCCTGTATTAGTCAAGCACCACTTTAAAAGCGGGTTGTTATTGTAATTTACACGCTTTGCCTTAAGGTCTTGCCCTAAAGTCTGCATAGGCAGCGACAGCGTTTTATAACCCTGTATGCACTTAACCATATTAAAGCCCTGGGCTTGCATTTCCTGTACCCAATAGACAGCACTATAGCTGTCGTAATATATCCAGGCGGGCGTTATGCCGTAGTCGTTTACGATCTCCAAAAACCACGCCGTAACGTCGCTGTAGTTTATGCGGTTGCCGTTACATAGCCTTAATAGCCCCGCTTCGTGCCACTTGTCATACGGTATTTTTTCTTCTTGTACCCGCTCCAGGAAGTTATCACGGGGCAAAAAGTACATTTGCGTTACATACCGCTTTTCGTTCTGATCCATTAAAAGGATCGTGGCGCAAGTAAGATCACCTGTTAAGCTCAAGTCTGCGCCGCCTATTGCATAATAGCCCCTAAAGTCTGCAAGGCTAAAAGTTTCTGTGTTCTCTATGTCGTCGTACTGTAGCCAGGCTGTGTTTACCGTTTGGATCACGTTAAAATCTTTGCATAATAGCCCTGTTAAGTCTTTCGGGTTCTGCCTTGCTCTGTCTACCTTTTCTATGATGTCGTCCAGCTTCTTTATACGGTTTAAGCCAGGGTTTGCCTTTTCCCAGGCTTTCGGCTGCAAGTACTCTTTCTTGTCGTCCAGCTCGTAAAGGATCGGTAAAAAGCCAGGGTCTGTTATTATGCCGTCGCACACGTCGCAAGCGTACTTGTACATATCGTCAAAAATGCACTCTCTTACCGTTCCCGCCGTTGTAATCATAATTAAAAGCGGCTGCCGTCTTGCGCTTTGGCTCTGCTTCATAACCTCATATAAGTTACGATCTTTTACGGCGTGCAGCTCGTCTATTATTACAAGCTGGCTGTTAAGTCCGTCTAAAGTGTCGCTGTTCTTTCCCAGGGGCTGCGCCTTGCTCATATTGTAGCCAAAGTACAGATCACTTTTACGCTTCTTACACGCTTGCGCAAGCTCGGGGCTTTGCTTAACCATATTGCAAAGCTCATCAAATATTATTTTTGCCTGGTCTTTCTTTGTGGCAACGCTGTACACCTCTGCGCCTGGCTCATTGTCTGCAATTAAGCAATACAAAGCCAGCCCCGCAAGCATTGTACTTTTGCCGTTCTTCCTGGCTACATAGAAAAGCGTTTCTTTATAACGCCTGTAGCCCGTGTCTTTATGTATAAAGCCGAAAAGTGCAGCTATAAACGCCTTTTGAAATAATTCAAGCTGTATATGCTGCCCCGCCCACTCGCCCTTGCTGTGTCTGCAAAAGCGTTCTATAAACTCTATAGGCTTTGTGGCTCTTTTTTCGTCGTAAATATACGGGTCTTGCGGGTTCTCTATTTCCGCTTGCAGCTTCTCGTAAGTCTTGCGTACTCGTGCGCTTACAATAACCTTGCCCGCTCTGATCTCTTTTACATACTCTGTAATATAGTTCATAGGCTTTATACGTCCTTATCCTCTATAAAGTCGTAAAGCGGGTTGCCTGTGCTGCGTGTCGTGTCCTCTTTCGGTAGCAAGTCACAAAGCTGCTTAAAAGTGCTGTTGTACTGTTTAAGCGTGTTGTTGTAGCTGCGCAACGCTGGGCTTTCTCTCATAAAGTCTTGCTTACCTTGCTGGAAATGCTCAAGCGTTCCCGTTTCTTTTACTTGCTGCTTAAGCTCTGCCAGGGTCGCTTGCATAAAAACAAGCTCGTCTGCCAGGCGTGCAGCAATCGCCTTTTTATCTTGCGGTATCTTTTCCAATATTTCTTTAAGCTCTGTGCTAATTTTGCGTCGTGCCATTAAATACACCTACTTTCTTGTAAAATCAGCCTGTAAACACTACTTACAAGGCTTACTGCGTTTACCCCACCCCCTATAAAGCCTTGTAGGGGTTTTCTTAAC